AGATTGGTAATCATGTTAATTATGGTTGTATTTGACCCGTTAGCTGTGTTATTATTGATAGCAGCAAATATGTCAATGGGTAGAGGTAATTCAGGTAGACCAATTATAAGAGATGGTGAAGTGGTAGGATTAACACCGAGTGATATACCAGTATTTACAGAAAGAAAGCCTGAACCCGTTGAACCAAAAAAACCAGTTGATGATAGTGTAAAAGTTGATAAAGAAAATATCACTACTGTTGAAGAAGAACCTATTGTAGTAGATGAAGCTACCGGTGAAACTATTCCACCAATTACAACAAGTTTTTCTAGGGTTCATCATGCACCAGGACTTTATAGTGAACACCATGATGAAGAACCAGTTAAGAAATTAGAACCTAAGTATGATTATGATTCAGAATTTGCATTTCGTGAAAAGGATAAGAAATGAGTATATTAGATAAAATTAAAAAGAACAGTAGTATTAAAGAATCTGCTATTCTATCCAAATCAAAGTTCTTCACGCAGAAGGATATGATTCCAACTTCAGTACCCATTATCAATGTTGCATTGAGTGGTCGACTAGATGGTGGTTTAACACCAGGTCTTACAATGTGGGCAGGTCCATCCAAACATTTTAAAACTGCATTTTCATTATTGATGGCCAAATCTTACTTGGACAAATATCCCGATGCTGCATTATTATTCTATGATTCGGAGTTTGGTACTCCGCAATCATACTTTGACTCCTTTGGTATTGATACTAATCGTGTTCTTCATACACCACTTACTGACATAGAACAGTTAAAGATTGATATCATGCAGCAATTAAATCAAGTTGAACGTGGTGAACATTTAATTATTGTTGTTGATTCAATTGGTAACTTGGCATCTATCAAAGAAGTGAATGATGCACTTGAAGGCAAAACAGTTGGTGATATGTCAAGAGCTAAGGCGGTTAAGTCCTTATTCAGAATGGTGACACCACATCTTTCACTTAAAGATATTCCAATGGTTGTAGTCAATCACACCTACATGGAAATTGGAATGTTCCCTAAAGCAATTGTTGGTGGTGGAACAGGTTCTTATTATTCTGCTGATAACATTTTTGTATTGGGTCGTCAACAAGAAAAAGACGGTAAAGAAGTTACCGGTTATAATTTTATTATCAATGTAGAAAAATCAAGATATGTTAAAGAAAAATCTAAAATCCCTGTTTCCGTTTCTTTTGATGGCGGCATTAGCCGTTGGAGCGGCCTACTTGATGTCGCACTTGCTGGTGGATTTGTTGTTAAACCATCTAATGGTTGGTACTCAAGGGTGGACACGACATCCGGTGAAATAGAAGAAAAAAAGTATCGTGAAAAAGAAACAGATACCAAAGATTTTTGGTTACCACTTATAACAAGTAGTAAATTTCAAGATTATGTAAAAGACCAATATCAAATTGCTTCCGGAGCCATCATGCAAGGTGGTGAAGAGGATTTGTTTGATGAAGTAGTTACTATGAATGGAACAGAAAATGGTTGAAGGACTTGATTATTGTTTTATTTACCCAAAAGATGATGCACAAGCGGTACATATCCGTTTCTTGGACGGACCTTACAAAGATACCGTTTTCAAATATGGTAAGGTAAAGTTTGAAGAAAAAAATGAATTGATGTATTTACTTTTTGCGTATGATGTGATAGAATCCACAGTATCAAAGCCTAAGAAGTTGGAAAAAGATGACAAGTTTAAAAATTACATTGGTGATTTACTTGTTGAAATTATGAGCAGTAATATTGAACAGGAAATTGTTGATGAAGCTGGAATTATCGATACTGAAGAATCTAATCTATAATGAGGATTATTTAAGAAAAGTATTACCATTTATAAAAGAAGATTATTTCTCGGACAGAACCGAGAGGACGCTATTCAATGAAATTACATCATTCACGGAAAATTATAATACTCCGCCAACGCTTGAAGCACTTACAATTGCCGTCAAAGAAAAGAATAATCTTTCATCTGATGAAGTTGAGAAGTGTGAAACTTATCTCAAAGAAATTGAAAACATTAGCAAAACAGAAACCGAGGTTCAATGGCTTATTGACAAAACCGAAAAGTTTTGCCAAGAAAAAGCGATATACAACGGTGTATTACGGGCTATTTCAATACTCGATGGTAATGACAAAACGCATGAGAAGGGTGCTATTCCCTCTATACTATCGGATGCTTTAGCCGTTTCATTTGATAACTCAGTAGGCCACGATTATTTACAGGACTCCGATGCTCGATTTGACTTTTATCACCGCAAAGAAGAAAGAATTCCTTTTGACTTGGAATGCTTTAACAAGATTACAAAAGGTGGTTTACCTGCTAAAACACTTAACATTGCTCTTGCTGGTACTGGTGTTGGTAAGTCTTTGTTTATGTGTCATGTTGCTGCAGGTGCTATGGTTCAAGGTAAAAATGTACTTTACATTACCTTAGAAATGGCTGAAGAAAAAATTGCAGAAAGAATAGATGCAAATTTATTGAATGTTACCTTAGATGACCTCATGGATTTACCAAAAGATATGTATGATAGAAAGGTTGCCAAGGTTAAAGAGAAGGTAACAGGTAAACTCATCATCAAAGAATATCCTACCGCATCCGCATCTACAACACATTTTAGGACTCTACTAAATGAACTTAATCTCAAAAGGTCTTTTGTGCCTGACATTATCTTTATTGATTATCTTAACATATGTTGTTCAAGTCGTATTAAAGCTGGTGCAAATATTAACTCATATACCTACGTCAAATCCATCGCAGAGGAACTTAGGGGTCTTGCGGTTGAACATAATGTTCCTATTGTATCTGCGACTCAAACTACCAGAAGCGGATTCACTTCGAGCGATCCAGGCTTGGAGGATACGAGTGAATCGTTTGGGTTGCCTGCAACCGCCGACTTAATGTTTGCTTTAATATCTTCTGAAGATTTAGAAGAGATGGGTCAGTTGATGGTAAAACAATTAAAGAATCGATATAATGATCCATCATATTATAAACGATTTACAATTGGTGTTGATAGAGCAAAGATGAAATTATATGATGTTGAACAATCCGCACAAATTGGACTTGCTGATGCTGGCCATCAAAAAATTGGTTCTCAAAATAAAATCCAACATAATAAATTTGAAGGATTTAAAGTATGATGTTAACTAAAGAAGATGCTTTGCATTGTGCAAAGGTCTTTGAGGATTACTTTGGCAATTTTGACCGTATTGATGAATATATGCGTGATCAGAAATTATCCAACTTGGCAGAAATGCCTTTAAATCCTTTGTTTGCACCAGAAGATGATCTGTTCTCAGATTTTACCATGCACCCAAATGATATGGATTTAGAAGTAGTGGAAATTAATCCTGAAACTTGGGAAACATTACTTTCCATTACCTCTTCACATATCAATATCCAACCAGTTGGCAAACAATTGAAACTTGCCGTTAGAGAGAAGAACTCAGGAAAGTTCGTAGGATTCATTCGTTTAGGTTCACCAGTGATCAACATGAAACCTAGAAACGAATTGCTTGGACAGGTGTTTACGCAACAACCTGAATGGTCTAAAAGATTTAATGATGCTGCCTTGATGGGATTTGTTATTGTACCAGCACAACCATTTGGTTATAATTATCTTGGTGGCAAACTTCTGGCTGCCATTTGTTGTTCACATACTGTTAGAGAAATGGTAAATAAAAAATATGGTATGAATCTTTGTTTGTTTGAAACTACCAGTTTGTATGGTTCGACCAAATCATCCTCACAATATGATGGAATGAAACCATTTATTCGTTACAATGGATTGACTGAATCTGATTTCTTACCAATGATGCATGGTAAACCCTATGAGAATTTAAGAGATTTTGTACAATCTAAAGTTGGTTCAATTGTAGAAGAAAATATCTCCAGTAGAAAACTAAAGATATCTATGAAGATTATTTCTCTGACTAGAGCAGCATTAAAGAATACAACTGAATTGGCTGCTTTTGATACAACGATTGAGAACGCCAAAAAGTTGACAGAGAAGAAAAGATATTATACAAGTAATTATGGATATAGTAACTATGTCGATTACATTAATTGTAAAACGGACAAACTTTTACCTGGTGAAAATTATGATAAACATGAGTTGAGTAATATTATTGAATGGTGGCGTGGTAAAGCTATAAATAGATACGAAACCCTTAGAACTGAGGGTAGATTAAGGACAGAATTAGAAATCTGGACTTCAGGCAAAGACATTCAAATTATTAGATAAAACATGGCAGATGAAACCTCGTTAGCGGAATCGGCACAAGCACTTTTTTGTGCTATGGCTGATTACATTGGTGCAAGTAAAGTTGATAAGGTATTTGATACGGACCTTTATCCAAACTACGATTCTTTTAAAAAGAATTGGAATGAAACTTATCCTGCGGCTAAAATAGGAGAAGCTTTTAAAAAACACGTTGAATCAAATGTTACCAGTTTAAAAGACATTGAAAATTTCTTAACTAAGACTCCAAAAAATAAACCTCCAGAGTGGTATATTTCTTCAGTAAAAATAGCAAAACAACTTATTAAAGACATTGATGGTATTTCTTCAAAATTTTCATCAATTAAAAGACCTTCATGGTCATCTATTTTTTATGTACGTGGTGATAAAGATGTCATGAAAAA